CCCCAGCCGGTGGGGTGGTTGTTGAGCGCGATGCGAATCGCGTGGCGCACGGTCACCGGGATGCTCTCTCCGCGAACCATGCGCGTTTGCGGCTTGTCATTCGGGCCAAGGATCGGCGCGTCCAGGTAGACCTCGACAGCGTCCTTCAGGGGCTCTTCGGCAGGCGGTACCAGCTTCAGTTCCTCGCGGATGGTGTGGGCGAGCAGCGGGCTCCACTGAGCGAGAACTGCTTCTTCGATCAGGCCGATCGCCTTGGTGTCCAGACTGACCGGCTTTGTGCCACGCAGCCGATCGAGCAGATCCTCGCGCCGCAGGGCCTTGCCCTTCGATTCACCGGGCGGGGATTTCTGGTTGAGCGCGACCTTGACCAGCCAGCGCAGATCGACCGGGACTTCTTCAGGGTCTTCGCGCGGATCATCCGCCGCCTCTTCGCGGACGACGGTCTCCCCATCCAAACCCAGCATGGGCTTCATGAGATCGACCCGCAGCAGCGCGTCCTCTTTCTTCTTGCTCGGATTCTTGGCCATTGAACGTCCTTTCAGGTGTCGGTTGAGAGGGTGGTGGGTTCGAGATCGTCGAAATCGGGGGCCTCGGGCGGCTCCCACCGTTTTGGCAGCGGAGCATCGCGCGGATCGACGGATGCGAGTGCGGTGGCGAAAGCCTGACGGAGATCGTCAGCCGGGGCGTCGGTGAAGGCCAGCAGCGGCTCCAGCGCATCGGGATTGCCGGTGCGCATCACATCCTTCCGGGCCTTCCGCACAGCATCTTCCCAGCCGGGCGCATCGACCACGATCGAGATCACCCCCTCGACGTGAAACAGCTTCTTGCCGAGGTCGGTCTCACCCGCTTTGGCACCGTCACCGATCAAAACGCAGTGTTTACCTTCGGTGATGTCGAGACCGGCACCATCGCCGATGATCAGGGTGTTGATGTACATCGCATCTTCTCCTCCTGGTGTGGGAAAGGCGGGCTTGGTGTCGCCGGTCATCGTGAGGCCCTCGCGCGCAGGAGGTGGAGCGTCTCGATCGTCACCCGGCGCACATCGTCGGCTGGCACCTGGGCGATCTCGCAGAGTGGCTCCAGCGCGGCAGGGGCGCCGTGGAACGGGATTTCCTCGCGCGCCTCTCGCACGGCATCGGGCCAGTGCTCGGACTCCACCCGAACCGAGCACACTCCGGCGACGTGGAAGAGGTTCTCGCCAAGGTCTTCACGATCGAGCAGCATGCAATCGCCGATGACTACGCAATTGCTGCCCGTCGTTCCGGGGCCGAAGCTCGCGGCGCTGATGATGATGCAGTTGACCATCGGATCAGGCCGCCAACAGCGCGAGAAGGTCGGCGGCATTTGCGGCCAGATCGTTCAGCTCATTGGCGTTCGCGGCGAGGCTGTTCAGCTCGGTCGCATTGCTCGCCAGCGTGTTCAGATCTTGCAGCCTCGTCTTGCTGAAGCTCTCGCCGCAGACGGTGAAGTTGTCGTTCGACGCGCTGCCGAGGATGATCTCGTTGTCGTTCGCGGCATCGACTCCCTTGCCGATGACGATGACGTTGACCACGTCCGCCTTCTGGCCAGCGCCTGCGCCCGAACCGGAGCCGATGAAGATGCTGTTCGTGCCCAGCGTGACTGCGCTGGCAGAAAGGTCGCCCAGCGCCACGATGTCGCTGCCCACAGCCTGCATGACCGCGCGCTGACCGATCCCCAGCACCCGGTCGCCAGCCTCGACTGCACCAAGGTTGGCTTCGATGTCGACGCCAGGCGCATCGGGGAAGCCGCCCGCCCATTCGCCGATCAGGATGACGTGCTCGCCGTTCTTGCGGTGGCGTGCGGCGGCGCGGCCCTGGATGACCACGCCATCACCGGTCTGCATCAGCTCGGCAACCACGTAGCCGCCGAAGACCCCGCCATCGCCCTGGTACTGCCAAGCCGCGCTGTCGCCGAAGGCGGACACGTTGTTGCTGGTAACGCCGTGCTCCTGCGAGCGGTAGCCCATGATGGTGAAGCCGACGCCCGTGGTGCGCTTGTTCAGGGCTAGCACGCCCCACACGACGCTATCCTTGATGTCGATGCTTTCCTGCATCGCTCGATTGCCGCCCGCGACGACGCCGTTAGAGCCTTCGTGGTTCGGAAGGCACAGATCGCCGAGCGCGAGGATATTGGTCGAGCCGGTCGAAAGGCCGAGTGCGCCTTCGCCGACGCCCAGACAGCCAAGATTACCGGGGTTGAGGTTGCCCGCATTGGCGGCGAACCACGTCCGCGCAGCCGGTAGCCCGCGCATTGCGGCCATATCGAACATGCGCAGTTCGGTGATCTGATTGTCACCCAGCGCGACCTGATTTTCCCGCGTACCGCGCGCGCTCGCGCCGATCACGATGATGTTGTTGTAGCCCGCATCGCGCGCTTGATCGGTGATGTTGGCATCCCAGCCGTAGACGGTGATCGCGTCATTGTTCACCGCGTTGGAGCCCGCGCCGGTACCACCCCCGGTGAAGCGCACGCCATCGATGAGATTGCCGCCGCAATTGAAGCCATCGGCGACCGCTTCATCTCCTCGGAAATAGCGCAGCGCGAACGCACCGGTCACGGTTACTCGCGAAGAGACTCCAGCATATTCGCCCTGCGCATACGCCCCTAGGCGCACACTGTAATCGCCCCCGGTGATCAGTATGCCGGAGGCGAAGGCCATTTCTAGGTTGTAGCTGCCATCCGGGTTTCCCCGCCCCGAGGCGCGGCCATAGCGGGTATTGCCGATCCCGCCCATCAGGTCGCGCGAGGCTTCCAGCGCGCTTGCGGTGTTGTCCGTGCCTGTGACGTTGTCATTGCCCGCCCCCATGGAGAAGGCGTTGCCGTCAGGGTCGAGCCGCACCAATTCGGCGATCGAAGTGGCCCATTCCTTGGCGCTCTTCGTTCCGGCACCGCCGGGCTCGGTGCCCTCGGACCAAGCTGCCGCCACGCCTGCCGCTTCTTGCGCCAGCGAAGCCTGGGCAGCAGCGTCTGCGATGCCGAGCCCGCTGAGCAATTCGAGCCGCGTGGTCTCAGTGATCGGTTCACCGTTCAGGGTGATGGTCATCTCAAATGTCCTTCTCGAATGTGCCGGATTGGGTCGAACCGTCGATGCCGAGCACGCCGCTCTGCGATGTGCCCGCGAACTCGATCAGCTGGACCGGATAGGATGCGCGCAGCCGCCCAAAGGCCGTCTCCTCGCTCGATGCAGCCGGGTCGCGCAGGGCGAGGAAGGTGACCCCGATTCCGGCTGGCTTGCCCTTGCGCAAGACAACCTCCGCCCCGCCGCCTTCCTCAAGGCAGCGCGGCAGTTCGTACTGGGCTAGCTGACCCTCGGCGTAAGGCGACGGCCCGCGCACCAGCACCGCGAATGGTATCGCGTTCCGCATGCGCGGGGTCAGGCCGATCGTGCGGATTCCGACCGCCTCCAGATCGGGCCGGGCGCGGGTGACAGCGTTGCCGCCCATCGCAATCGCATATTGCTCCAGCGTCAGGTCCAGCACGCGCGCGCGAACGCGCAGGCCGCCCATCGTGGTGAAGCCGAAGGCCGCGCCCATCGTGCCAGCGGGTTGCGAGGTGGAGAACTGGCGCAGGTGCTGCACCGCCACACCGTCTTCGGAATAGCTGCGCGCGCCCCTCTTGCCGAGCAGCTGCCAGCCCGCGCCCGGTGCCTGCGGGGGCGCGGGGAAAGCGGTGCCGTAGGGCGCGGTCCAGATGGTGTAGGGCGCGGTGATGATTTCGGCGGGTCCCATCAGGCTGCGCCCTCTTCGATAGTGTCTAGCCGGGCGAGAATGTCGGCGATCGTCGTGCTGTCGTATTCGCCCACATTCGCGCTCAACGTCCCGCTGGTGACCGGTCCAAGCACCCGCCGCGGCGTCGGATAGCCATCGACGATGTAGCGAACGGAAACCTCGTATTGCGTCTGGTCCGCCACCGGCGAAATCAGCAGCGCGGTGGTCTCGCGGCTGAAGTCGCCGTGGCTGTTCCAGTCGGTGTCGCCAGACTTTCGATAGTCCACCCGGATCAGCGAGGCGGCAGCGCTGTCGATCGCACCGGTGATGCGCAGTGCGGGCGTCGAGCCACCGGGGCCTTCGATCGCGACCCCCGTTAGCGTCCAGGCGGTCTCGCCTGGCGCGAGCAGATCGCCCGGCGTTGGCTGCTGCACGCCCACCGCCGTGTCTTGCGGAGGCGCGGTGTCGGCAAAGGCGTTCGCATCGATCTCGCGCAGCGTCAGCTGGTGCCGCCAGCCTTCGTCCGATCCCCAGGCATCGACGCGGAAGGTCTTCGTCTCTCCGCCGAAGAACCGATCGCTCTGCCAAGTCACCCAGTCGCCTTCCTCGATTTCGCAGAAGCGCGGCGGCAGCGTTACCTGACCGCGACCGAACAGCCTGCCCAGGCGGCGCACGATCTCGGCCACCCGCGTGGCCTGCGCGTAATAGGGCACCATCGGCAGCCTCAGCCGCTGCTCGCGCGGGCCACCGTCCGCGATCAGATCGGCCTGGATGCGCGCGGGCGGGGTGGAGCGTTCAATCCAGCGCTGCGCGGGATCGACGAAGGTCGCGACCACCGTGTTGACCCAGCCATCGTCGCCCCGGCTCAGGATGTCCGACCAGCTTCGCTTGGTGCCGACCACCATGTCCGCGTCGGTAAAGTGCGCCACCGGAGACTTGGCCGCGCCCGGATCGATCTCGACCGCGCCCTGCGGCTGGATGATCGCGCCCGCGCAGGCTGCCGCGATTTCTTCTTCGACTGAGAGGTGGGATTCACCGCCGCTGATAAGCGCGCCGATGCGATAGCGCGGGTCGCCATCGACCAGCTCGTCGCAGATATTGGCGCGCGCGAAGACGTTCTGCGGCGGTGCCTCGATCGCGGAAAGCCCGCGCCCTACCAGCAGCATCTCGGGCTGATCGATCTTGTCGCCAGCGAAGATCCCGCGCGCCCAGTTGTAGCGAGCGACGATCGGGTTCTCGCTCCACGGCCACGTCGAGGGATCGTTGCGACGCTGACTGCCGCTGCCGCCCACCGTATCGTCTTTGCGCGCGTCGTAGCAGCGCATCCCGCGCGCCACGAAACGGAAGCGCGGGCGACCGCCGGGGAAGATCGCCTCGGCATCCTCGTCCGCCTGATCGTCGGCCTTGTAGGCGGCCACGACGTAGCTGACACTGCGACCGCGATCATTCGCCGTCCATCCCGGCCCGTGGTCGAGCAGGATTTGCGGAACCTCCTGATCCCACCGGCCATCGCGCCAGTAAATCTCCAGCTGACCATTGAAGCCGGGCACGGGACCGTCGTCGGTAAAGGTGTGGTAGCTATCGTCGACGAAGAAGCCTTCGAGTGCGTCACAGCGATGATCCGCCAGCGCGATCACCAGAACTTCCCAATCGGTGCCGTATTCGCCGCCGAAGTTGAACGCGTCGACCAAGCTCCCGGCAACGGCGACCCGGCCCGCAATCGCTTCGCGGTAGATCTCGCCTATCTGGAGGGTCGCGGCTGCCGCCGTGCGATCGCCACCCTTGAACGATGGCGTCAGCAGCGCGCCGCCGACCATCGAGACGCCCGCCAGGATCAGCGACCAGTTGCCGGTGATCGCCCCCGCCACCGCGAGGCCAACTCCGACGATCGTCTGGATCACTTTACTCATCGGCAGGCTCCCCTGCCGGGAGGGCCGACCACGCGCGAAGCATGGTGCTGCGCGGCAACCTCTCCTGCCGCAGCGCGCCAGGGCCGACCAGCGTTTCGCCTTCCACGATCATCAGCCGCACGCCGAACGCACGATCGGCCAGCCCGGCGACGTCGCCGCGCTGCGCCAGCGCGGGCGCGATCGGCACCAGCCGCGCATCCAGCGCTGCGGTCAGCCCGCCCAGCTCGCGCGCGACGGCGAGCGCCTCAGCCCGGTTCGACCAGCCCGGCAGCGGGGCGAGGTGATCCACCCCGGTCTGCGCCGCGACCCCGCCCAGGGCAAAGCTGACGCAGTCGCCGCCGCGCGCCCAGCTGTGCGGTTGGAAGCGATGCGCCGCGATCCAGTCGAGCAGCGCGGGGATGTCGCGGTTCGTGTTCATCGCGCGACAAGGCCCCCGCCGTTACCGCGCCTTCCGCCACCGCCCAGCGCACTGCCAGCGCGTTCGGCCCGGCGACCGCCCCAGTAGAGCTTCTTCTCGCCCGCGTAGGCGACGTTCTTGAAGAAGCCGTCGTTCGGATCGATCAGCCGCTGGTCCGCATCCGATCGCATCCGCGCGCCCCGCCGTCCGGAGCTGCGCGCCGGGGTCTCGATCGTCGCGGTGATCTTCGCCGTGCCGCCGATCTCTTCCTCGCGCGGCAGCGTGTCGAGGTGCCCGCGCCCCCAGACATCGTAGCCAAGCAGCTGGGTGCCGCTCGAATCCCAGATCGTGCGCCACAGCGTCACCGGCGCGCCCGCGACCTCCGCCGCATCGAGCAGCTCCAGCACCTCCGGCTCGATGCCCGACAGCACCAGCGTGATCGACTGCGCCTGCCCGCCCAGTGCGCCGCCCGCCACCTGCACCAGCGTGCGATCGCGCAGCGGCTTGAACGTGCGCCCGTCGAAGGTGATCTCGCGATAGCCGCCCCACACGCACAGCACCGGATCGGACGCGATCTCGACCGCGCCGACGACGATCGCGTCCCCGCGCTCCAGCGCTGCGAGGGCGGCGGGGGCGATCGACTTCATGGCCGCAGGTCCTGAATGCCGACGATCGCCCCGCTGGCCATCGTCCCGGCCTCGCCCACGGGGGCAAGGTCGGTCTCCTCGGGCACCTGCTGCATCACGCACAGCGGATCGTCGAAATGGGCGATCGCTGCGGCAGGCACCAGCTCGGTGTCCAGCGGCGGTTCGGCGATCACGCTCACGTCGCCGCTTTCATCTGCGATGGCCGAGGTAACGCAGCGCGCCACCGTGCGCCGTTCGAAGCTGCCCGCAGCAGCGCCCTCGGCATCCCACTTGAAGCCGATCAGGTCGCGCGGCGTTAGCACGAAACCAGCGGGCAGCCCGCTGAGCGTGATCGTGGCATCGCCGTCCGCGTCCACGCTCTGGCTCCACCCGGTCGCTGCGCCGTCGAACGCGCCGCCGCCCGCGCGCGTCAGGCTCAGCATGCCGTAAGCGTGGGCGGCGGGGCGCGGGCGCGAACTGTCGCCGCAATAGAACCGGCGAATGCGGCCCCGCAGCCGATCGATGAAGGCGCTCCACAGATCCGCGCTGACCGGGTCGATCCGGTCGAGTTCCAGCCTGACGCCCCACACCGGGAACCCGGCCTGCACGCCGCCCTGCCGCCCGCTCGCCTCGGGCGCGCCATAGTCGACCCGCTGGATCTCTAGATTGACGCGGGCGATCCCGCTGGGCGTCTCGGGCAGAGGGAGGATCATGCCGCACCTCCCGCGAGGAAGCGCCGCTCCTGCGCATCGCGCACCGTGCCGACGATGGTCGTGGGCAGATCACGCTCCATCCGGTCGAGCCGCGAATTGAGCCGCGCGATCGCCGCGGAATCCGCTCCCGTCGCATCGACCGGCATGTTGAAGGTGAACTGGTCGCCGCCGTTCTGCTCCGCGCCGCCCCGGCCAAGCGCGCGGCGACTGTCGGAGTTAGACATGATGCCAAGGCCACCCGGCGCGGCGAAGGCCAGCTCCGGCCCGGCTTCGCCGACGATGCCGAATTGCCCTGTCGGGATCGTCCCGCCATCCGCAAACAGACCTGCGAAGCCTGACAGGAGCTTGGACAGGAAGCCGCCACTGCGCTCACCACCAGCGCCCGCCGCGCCGAAGATGAAGTTGGCGATCGGCGCGACGATCATCTGCTGCATCGCGATCCGCAGCAGGTCGGCGATGATCTGCTCGGTCATCGAGTGGAAGAGGTCGCCCATCGACTTGAAGGCATCGCCCACCGACCGGGCGTTCATCAGCATGTCGACCAGCCCGTCATTCAACGTTTCGAGGCCGCCGATCGTGATACTATCGACCACCTCGTTGATCTGCTCGGGCGTCTTGTCGAGGTCGCGCAGATAGCGATCGACCGTGGTGCCGTTGGCGCGGGCAACTTCCTCGCGCCGGCCCGCTGCGGTCGCGCGCTGGGCATCGAGCGCGATCTGCGCCACGGCCTTCGCGTTGTCGTCCGCCACCTTGCTGTCGAGGATCTGCTGAAGCTTCTGCTCCAGATAGCGTTCGTCGGCCTCCAGCAGCTTGAGCGCGATGGCCTTGCGCTCCGCCTCGGTGTCGGCCAGCGACAGCTGCACCTGAAGCGCCTCTGTCTCTGCCTCAAACCGGGCCTGCGCCAGCGCGGCAATCTCGCGCTCGATCTCCGCCGCGTAGGCGCGCTGGTCGAGCTGACCTTGCAAGCCGGTGTTCTGGCCCACCACGATCGTGCCGTCCGGATCGTCGGGCGTTTCCTTGCCCAGCAGCTCCTCGACCCGCTTGCGCAGCGCTTCCTTCTGCGTCTCGCTCAGCTTGCTCGCCTCGATCTCGGCCAGTCGCTGGTCTCGCTCCAGCGTCAGCAGCTCCGCCTGAATGTCCGCGCGTTCTTCGGCGGTGGTCGCGAGCTGAAGCTTCGCCTGCAAGGTCTCGCGCTGGAGCTGCACGTCCTCGCCCTCGAACCGGGATTGCAGCTCGGCGGCGGTCTGCCCCTTCGGCGTGCGCGGGGTGCGGGTGCGGGTTTTCTTCGGATCGGGCCGGTTGAGGAAGCCCTCAAGCGCGTCCTTATCGCCGTTTAAGGCGGCCTCTAGATCCTCGTAAACTTTGACATTGAGCTGCTCGACATTGAGGTTGGCGACCGTGGAGAGCAGCTGCCCCAGCTTGTCGTTCGGGACTGAGCCTTCCAGCGCCTGAAGCTGCTTGATCGCCGCCTCGGGAGAGAGCGTGCCGTCCAGCACGCCCTGGGCGATCTTCGCGGTCGGCGTGGAGCTGCGCTGAAGGCCCACGATCCCGCGCGCGCCCAGCTTCGGCACCGGGATGCCCGCGACCGTCATCAGGCCGCCCTTTTCGTTCGCCGCGTCCTTCAGCGAGCCCCGAAGCTGCTGCACGTTCTGGCGAGCCTCCATCTGCCCAGCAGCCGCCTTCGCCGCGTTCAGCGCCCACAGCGCGCTGGTCTGATCCTTGATCTTGCCGGTGGTCAGGTCGATCACGCTGCCCAGGATGCTCTGCGCATCGCCCATCGCATGGCTGGAGAACTCGACCGCCTCCATCGCCTTCTCGGCTTCGAACAGCTTGCCGATGAACGGCGCGAGGACGATCACGCCCGCCGTGATCGCCATCCCCCACGGCCCGCCAAGGAACGCGGCGAACTTGCTTGCCCCTCCGGTCGCGAGCTGGATCGCCTGGGTGACCTGCCCGATCTGCGAAGCGAAGATCTGAGTGGGCCGCGCGCCCATCGAGTACATCGTCGCGATGTCGCCGACCTGATAGCTGAGCTGCTGCATCCCGGCCTTCTGGGCAGCCGACGATGCGACCACCTTGGAGCCGCCCTGCTGGAAGCCATCGCCCATCTTCGCGGCCTTGGCCCCGGTCTCGGCCATCTCGGTGCCGAGGCGGTCAGCTTGCCCGCGCGTCTTGTCCAGTTCGGTGCCGAGCTTCTTCGCGCGGCCCTCCGCCTTATCGACGCCCGCATTAAACTGCGCATCGTCCGTGCGCAGGTGCAGCAGGGCATCGCCGAGGTTCTCAGCCATTATCGTCGCCTACCGCTTCGCTGCTTGAGGCGGGGCCGGGCTCCGCCTTCGGAGGGCTCACGCGGATGCCGATGCCTGCGCCAGCGATGTCGCGCCGCGTGGCCGCCTTGGCGCGCCGGGGTCCGCGTGCGCGATTGGTCAGCTCTTCCAGCAGCTCGCGCTTCACGTCTTCGTCGATCGTGCCGCTGCCCAGCGCCACGTCCTGGGCACGCGCAAGGCGCTCACGCGCGTCGAGGCGCGGCATCATCGTCACGAACGCTCGAACAAGCCCGACAGGAAGCTCAGCCAGCCAGCTTTGCGGGTCTCCGCCGTAGAACCGCTGGAGCCGGGGGAGCTGCTCGCCCCAATCGATCCGAGCGCGCTCTCCATCTCCGGAGTCCACGTCCCCGCCGCCTTGTGCATCGCTCCCGACACGGCGACGGCCCGCCGCATCAGGAGCGCGGTAAAAACATCCACCACCGACCAGCGCTGCGCGCCGCTCAGCTTGGCGAAGACCTCCTCGGGCAGATCGATCACCGCGCCCCGCACGATCGTATCGACCAGCTCCGCCAGCTCGGCAGAGCGCGTGTCCTGCGCCTCCTCGTCTTCGCCGGGGTCCGCCTTTTGCAGCGCCTGCACGCGATCAACCCAGCGCACGAAGCGGTGGCTCTCGATCACGCTCAGCTCGTCGGGCGATCGGATGAAGTACCGCTGGCCGTCGATCGCGATGAAATTGCGCGTGGTCAGCGTGTCGAGGTCGAGCAGCGGCGCGGGGCTGGCCTGGTCCATGATCGGCTCTCCGGTCTAGAGGTCGGGTGGATCAGGCGAGCGCGGCGGCGTTGCCAGCGAGGATGTAGCCGAAGCGTTCGTCTTCGCTCACGCCTTCGCTCAGGTCCTCCAGCGCGGTCATTTCCAGCCGCAGCGAAGCGCCGGTACCGCCCTTCTTGAACACCGGTTCCGGGCTGCCGCTGTCGTAGCAGCGCGGCACACAGTACTGGAGCGGGAACGCCTCGTCGTAGGGCGACAGGCCCCGCGCGATCAGCGCGAATTCACGCGTGCGGCCCACGCTTTGCGAGAGGCCGATCTTCTTGAACCCCATCGAGCCCGAACCCGCCGCCGTGGTGGTGATCGGATTGCCGTTGAGGACGTGGCTGTAGGCCTCCAGGCTGAGATCGAGGATATTGACCCGGAACATCAGGTCTTCTTCGTCGAGGCTCGCCTTGACCGGGCCGGTCGCGCCGTCCGTGCGAACCTTGGAGAACGTCTTGGAGTGGCTGACGGTCACGCCGCCGACTTCGTAAGACCGGGTTCCGTTGGTGCCCAGCAGCGTCCAGCCTGCGCCTGGCGATTCGTCCAGCGTGGGGAACGCGGTGCCGACATCGGCGATGTACACCGTCAGCGGGGCGCAGATGATTTCGAAGGGAGTCATGGCGAAGGTCTCCTAGGTTTGGACTTGAGTGAGGCCGTGCAGGGCCTGAAAGGACTGGAAGTGGCGCGGCCATTCGGTGCCCGGCTCGCGGCCCTGGGCAGAGCCGCCCGCCGGGTTGACCCAGTGGATCAGGACGCCGCCGTAGATCCCGCGCTTGAGACGGCGCAGACCGCGCGCGGCGATCCGCATCAGCACCCCGGCCTCGCGCGGGGTCGCACCGAAGGTGAAAAGGTCGATCCGCTGGGTGTCGTGGTCGTTCTCGCTCTCGGCGGTCAGCGAGACGCCGCCGCTCGACTTCAGCACGATCGCACCGCGCGGCATGGCGGCGGTTTCGTCGGCAGGCAGCTCGCCCGCGAAGACGCGGCCCCCGATCGCGGAGAGCGGAGCGTAGTCGAGCAGGTAGGCCCGCAGGCCCGCTTCCAGATCGGCCGGCTCGCTCATCGCGCGGCCTCCCCGTCCGCGTCGAAGGCACGTCGGATCATCTCGGGCAGCTTGGGATAGTTGCGATCGGCAGCCGGGCGCAGCGCGGGGCGCGGCGGGATCACCACCCGCTTGACGAAGCGCACGCTGCCATCGGGCTGCGGGATCGCCAGCGCCTTCGCCTTCACCGGCACGATCGTCGCGCCCAGCTCCTGCGCCAGCGCGTATTTGACGCCCTGCGATCCCCACGTGCCCGCGACCCCGGTGCCTTCCGGATGCGCGCCCTCGGCAATATCGTAGCTGCCCTCCAGCACGCCGGTCTGGTTCTGCCAGGGATGGTTCGCCTTCGCGTCCTGCACGCACAGCGCCATCGTGCCGTTGACGCCCCTGATCTGCGCGCGCTTCATCTTCGCGCTGAGCGCATCGCCGTTCCATTTGAGGGACTGCTCGGCCATCACCAGACGCTCCCGAGCAGCCAGGCGAAACCAGCGAAGGCAAAAAACAGACCGTAAGCCGCACATGCGCAGCCGATCATTTCCCGGCGAGCAGCGCGATGCATCCGCCTTCTGATCTGCTCTCCACGCCAGTCGTGTTTCTCCGGAGGGATCACCATCACCCGATCCTCTGAAGCGCGGCTTCGATGTGCGTGTGCTTGAACTGCGGCGGGCCTTCGATCTTCAGCCGACCGGGGATCAGGACGGTGCCTTTGCGGTCGCTGATCGCGGTGATGACATCGCCCTCGGCAACGTCCGCGCCCTTCGCGAACATCACGCGCGCGTCCTCGATCATCGCAGTCTTACCCCCGTCCGCCAGCTCGCGGCTCGCCTTCGACCAGGCGAAGCACGGCAGCGCCTCGTGCAGCGTCTCGAACTGCGGTGCGGGCTTGCCGCCCCAGGCATCCTTGCCCGTCGCCTGATCGCGCTCGATCGCGGCGCGCATGGTGAGCCGCTGCGCGATCATCGCGGACGCCTGCGAAGGCCGAGTATGAGATCGACCACCAGCACCAGAACGAGCAGGGTGAACGCCAGCGGCCAAAACAGCGCCGGGATGATCGCGGTCCAGCGCGACAGTGCGCCGTGACGCATCGCCGGGAACAGGGCAGCGAACCACCCGACCGCGCCGAGCAGGTAGATGATGGCGAGGGAATTCACGCGAGCAGCTCCTTGCCCGCCGATCCGCCAACGCCGTGATGAAGCTCGACCGCTTGCCCAGCGGCGCGCCCGTTGAACCAGTCGCCAGTGCCGACCGCTCCCGAAGGCGCACCCGAACGGGCAGTCACTGTCACCGCGTGGGGGAAACGCTCAGCCAGATATTGCTGCGCCAGACAGTCTTCTTTCCATTCCGGGGCGATAGCGATGATCTTGCCCAGCACAGATGCCGCCCAGCCTTCGCAGAAGGCATCGGCGCGGGCACGCTTGCGCCCTGGCTTGCAGCGCCGAAGCTTCGTCCCGATGTACTCGGCGCGGGCCTTCTTGAGCTGCCGGAACAGAGCGGCAAAGGCGTAAGCCGCGATCTCGGCGCGCGGCCCGCGACCGACGAAGGTGCGGTCGCCGCGTTCATCGATCACGCCGACCACGTCGAGCGCGCGATGGATCGCCGCGACAAGGTAACTCTCCCAGCGCGGCGGGCGCTTGGTACGTGAGGCTCGGGCCGTCGCTTCCTCGATCTCGGCCATCGCGAGTGCTTCTACGGTGACATCGTGTTCGGCCATCAGCCGCCGCGCAGTGGCCAGCGCCGCAGCAGCTTCATGCTCGTTCGCGCTGGACGACAGTGCGAGACACTTGCGGATCTTCTTCAGGAGGGCCGGGTCGATCACGACTTACGCCCCCTGCGATGCCTGCGCCGGGTCCGCTTGCTGACGTGAAGCATGTTGCGATGGCGCTTGGGCCGGGCCGTCGCGCCCTTGTTGCGGTAGCGGCGGGCGAGCGAGCGCTGCGCAGCGATCGCGTGCTTGCGGCGCGCTCTCGGGCGCGGATCCAGCGCTTCGACCAGCTGCCCGCCCGACTGGGCGAAGAACGTCGCCGGGGCGGAGTGGGAAAGCGCCATCGCAGCGGCCCCGACAATGGTGGAGAGAAAACCCCTCACGCCATCACCATCCCGCGCCGGTCGGCCAGCGTCTGCATGATCGCCTCGCGATCGGCGGCGATGTCGCCCGACAGGGTGAACGAATAGTCGCCCGCCTTCTCGCTCTTCAGCCCGCCGCGATAGGAGAGGTCGAGCTGGATCAGCTTGATCGTCGCCTCCTCGCGCGCAGCAGCGTTGGCCTGCGGCGTGTAGGTCACCTCGACCAGCGGAGCCCAGTAGTGCGATCCGTTCGGGCCGCTGGTCAGGCGCAGCAGCGTGCGGCCATCGTGCAGCAGCTCGAAATCGTCGGCGTCCAGCGTGGTGCGATCGCCATCCGCGCCGGAGTTACCCGGATTGCGTTCGACGATTGTGATCGGCTGCGCGGCGTCGGCAGGCCTGACCAGGCGCAGGTGGCGCATCGCGCTCGATGCCGGTTCACCCGGATCGCCGATCTTGACCGTCGTCTCCCCGATCGGGCCGAAACGCCCGTCAAGCTCGGCGGTGATTGCGTCGATCATCGCTTGCAGCTCAGCGTCCGGCAGATCGCTGGCCGTGCGTTCCTTGACCCGATCGAGGAGCGACATCAGGCCGCTTCCTCTTCGCGCGCGGTGTCAGCCTCGGCAGCCGCCTCGGGCAGCGCTTCCTCGCGCACCAGAATGTCCTGGCCGGAATGAGCGGCGAACTCGCCGGTCGAATGCGGCTCCACCACGCCGAGCTGGCTGTACGCCTCGCCGCCGACCGGCTCGCCATCCTTCAGTGGAAAGGCGAGCACGGCGGCGCGATGATCGCCGGTGGAGACAGTGACCCGCGTCGTCATTCTTCTTCGTCCGTCGCGGCGGCTTCGTCATCGGTGGAGCCAACCAGAGCCTTGGCGGCAGCGATCGAGCTGCCCCAGTCGAAGGTGCTGGCCAGCCCCTCGATCTCGGGCCGGTTGGCGAGGTCGACGGCGGCAAGGCCCGCGACCCCGGCGATGCCTGCCCCGATCAGGGCCTTGGCGGTCGCCGGGCCGATCCCGTCGATGTCGGTCAGCTCGGGCGCTTTCGCCGTGCCTCCATCGGCGGCGTCGGCCTTGCCTTCGCCCAGCTTGATCACCTTGTCCTCCGGCACCTTCGCGGCCTTGTTCGGCGAAGGCGGCGCGCCCTTGTTCGGGGGCGTCGGTGCGGCCTTGTTCGGCGGAGGCGGCGCGCCCTTGTTCGGAGGCGGCGGCGCGGCCTTGGCTGCGCCCTTCGCGCTGGCCTTCTTGCCGCCGGGCAGCTGGCCGTCCTTCAGGCCGAACATCTCGCACGCCGATTCGGGGATGATCGTGCCCTCGTTGGCGTAGAGGATCGCCGCTTCATCGTGGCCTGCCGGGACGAGGGCCTGCCTGTCGGCGGTGAGGTAAAGCCGCTGGGCGGCGATCTGGTGCTTGGGCATTTTCGTGGTCTCCTGGTTGGACAAGGCGAACAGGGCGGCGCGCAGCAGCGGCGTCACTGGGTCTCGTAGAAGTCGACCAGCACGCCGCTGCCATCGAGCGCGCTGTCGAGCGTCACCGTGTTGGCGCTGAGCGTAGCGAGCGAGGTCGCCACCGTGGGCCGCGTGGCCTCGCGCACATTGTCGAGGAAGGCGGCGATCACCGTGTCGCGGTTCAGACGTACCGGCAGGCCGATCTTCGCGCCCAGGCCAATCCGGACCCGCTCGGTGTTGGCGGTGTCGTAGGGCGGCAGGGTGATTGCGGTGATCTCAGCGAAGGCGCGATTGCCCGCGACCAGCGTTGCGCCGTTGAGGGCGATCGTCTCGGTGATCGCGCCGCCGTCCAGATCGAAGCCTTCGACCACAACGTCGCCCGTGACGTTGGCATCGTTGCCTTTCACAGTGACGTTGCGCGCTACGTCGGGCTGCCCGTCGAAAGCGGTGGCGAGCACTTCGGTGTCCTCGGCAGCATCGAGCGCGGTGTCGGCGACTACGTCGGCATCGCCGCCAAGCGCGATCGCCGCTGCCTCGAACGTGCGGATGCGAACCTGCGAACCTGCGATTTTCATGTGAGTGTCTCCTGAAGCTCTGGGAGAGGCCTGGCCGCCGGGCAGGAAAGCCGGGCCTCACCGAGAGCCGGGACGGATCGGGGATCATCGACCCGCCCCGACTGGAACGGCGACCGGGCGGACGCGGCCCGATCGCCGAAGGCGGCTATTCGGTGAGGTTGACCTCGGAGAAGGCGCTCGGGCGATAGACCGGCAGCGCGGCGCGCATGTCGGCGCGCACGGTGCGCTTGCCCTCGGCGAACTGCGCGTTGACGTAGCCGACCTGAATGTCGATCCCGCGCCGTTCGACCAGCTCGATGTATTCGGGCATGAAACTGCCGACCAGGCCCTTGCCTTGGCCCATCGGCTCGTACTGGACGACGGGCAGACCCCACAGGCGATCCGGGCGGTCTTCGGTCGGAGCACCGTAGATGTATATCCCGTCCGCCGTGCGCTCCAGCCGGATGTCCTGCCAGTCGTAGGGGTGGATCAGGTTGTGCGTCGGCAGCGCGCGGCCTTCGACCCGGATCTTGGTCATCGCCTTGAAGAACGCGTCTGCCGGAGCATCCGCGCCGATCGCTTGGGTGAGAATGCCGGGCGTGTTGAAGATGCCGCGCAGGTTGGGCGCGCCGCCGTTGCCCATGCCGACCTGGAAGTCGAGGCGCTGGCGCAGGCTGAAGGGCAGGCGGTTGTTGATGTAGCCCTCGATCAGCGGAACGTCTTCGAACTGCTCGTCGGTCACCGGGATGCTGGTGGGGATCTTGCGCACGTCGCTGGTGCGTTCGGTGAAGGCGAAAGCGTCTTCCTTGAACGCCGCGCCCTCGGCGGTTTCCGCCGCCGCGTGCGTCCGGGTGGTTTCTTCCATGTACTTGACGGAAGTCTGGCCGGTGCGGTTGAGCGGAAGAATATCGACCAGCTGGATCGGGCGGGTCGGCATTTCGACGAAGCCCGGCATCCGCACGCTTTCCGGCGCGAAGCCCGCAGCGGTCGACATCAGCGCCTTGCTGCCGATCGTCTGCCCACGCGCGCCGCTCGCGATAAAGTCGGACGCCAGCGCCTTCTCGAACTGCATCGAGATACCCTCGGGGCAGCCTTCGGAGAGCCACTGCTTGAACGCCTTGGTCTCAACCGCCTGCGCGCCGAGCGACTTGAACTGGCCGACATTGGCCGGGCGGCCATCTGCACCGGCACCGGGCAGCGGGAAGTTGCGCATGCCCTTTTCGCGGGCTTCGTAGTTTTGCGCCGCCTTCTCCGCGCCGCGCAGCGTGTCGATGTGTTCGCCCAGCTCGTTGGCTTCGGCGTCGAGCTGCTGGAACTTCTCGGCCACCGCGACCGAGCCTTTTACTTCGCTGCCGAAGAAGGTGACCTTGCTGAAGTCCTTCTGACCATTGTCGGTCAATGCTTCCTTCAGCACCGTGCCCATGTTGTCCTGGATGGTGGCGAGCTTTTCCTCCGCCTGCTTGAGCGAGAGATCCTTGATACCGGCCATTGCGTTGTCTCCGTATGAATTACGAAGACCGCTTTGCCGATGGTGCCGAAGTGGAGGGACCCGGAACGCGTTCCTGTGGCCGGGGCGCGGCGCAGGTGGCGGGTTGCATCCGGACTAGAGCGATTGGCTTGATCTGGCAAACCCGATCGCGGAAACAGCGGAAATGTCGCTCCTGCTTTCAGCCGCCGCCCTTGCGATCGCCGTCTGCCCACCGCCGCCCACGCGCCGCGAAACCTGCGTCCACGATGGCGATACGGTGTGGATCGATCGGGAGAAGATCAGGCTGCTGGAGATCGACGCGCCGGAGCTGGACGCGACCGACCCGGACGAACGCCGCCGGGCGATACTGGCACGCGCTCGCCTGGTCGCGCTGCTCGATGGCGAGGCGGTGATCATCCGCCGCGACGGCCACGACTGTTTCGGGCGAACGCTGGCGCGGATCGAAACGGCGCAGGGCGATGTCGGGCAGGCGCTGCTGCGGGAGGGGCTCGCCGAAGCGTACCGGGGCGAACGGCATCCCTGCGGCTGACCTGCGCACCATCAACGGACGCCTCCAATCCAAAACCCTGCTGAGAGCCATTTAAGGCGCGTTAAGGGGTGCCTCGGCGAACTTTCCGGGGCGTCCGTACCCTCGAAGCCGTTCTGGGGCTTCTGAGGGCGTCTCAGCCGATGAAGGCTTCGGCGCGCCGGATTGCATCGCGGGCGATGGCGTTGCCCGCCATCCGCTCGATCTCCGCCGCCGCCTTCGCCTCGGCCTCCGGATCGCGATTGGCCAGCGCGAGGACGGTGCCCAGGTTGGCGTGGATCTCGCCCAGCTGCTTCAGCCCGGTCGCGCTCAGCTTGGCCGGATCGGCATCGATCGTCGCCGCCATCACGCCCAGCTGCTGGGTGATCGTGCTGAAGTCGCCATCCTTCATCGCCGCCTTGAGGCCCTTCATGTCGACCGTGCGCGTCCCGCGACCAGCGCCGCGCACCACGGTCGAGACTTCGACCACGTCGAGCCGCTTGAGCACGCGCACGTCATCATCTCCGCGTTTGCGGTAGTCGAAGTCGAGCGTGTCGAAGCCGTAACTCCATTCCTGCACCGACTTGCCGTTGGCCAGATCGAACTTCAGCGCCGAATGCCATTCCTTGCCGGTCTGCGTGTCCAGATTGAGGTGCAGCTCAGCGTAGGCGGCATCGCCGTCCTCGAACACGCGCGCCTTGCCGAACGGCATGCCCCAGGCATTGTGCGCGGTCAGCAGCGGGCACCACTGATCGCCGCTCCAGCCGAATGCACCCTTTTCGTAGGTGTCGCCGTGGTGATCCACTTCGGAGAGGGTTGCGATCAGGGCGAGGCCCTTGCCGCTCTCGCCCATCTCGGTGACGGTCAGGCTCTTGGTTTGCATCGGGGGGTCCTCCTAAGGTCTGGATTGCTCGATCTGTTTGCCCGCCGCGTCGAACCAAGTCTCCGAGCCGAAGTCTCCGGTGTCGCAGTGATCGCAGAGATCGGTCTCGATCGCCGCCACGTTCGACGGCAAGCTCGGATCGACCCGGCGGTCATAGTCGCGCGATCGCTTGCAACAGCGGCAGGTCAGTTTGATCGCATCGGGCATGGCTAAAACTCTACGTGCGGCGCGAAGCTGAGCGTGCAGTTGGGCCGCATGTTGATGGTCATGGTCATCGCGTCTTCGTAGCTGACGATCGATCCGCTGCGCGCGATGTGCGCGGGCTCCGATCGATCCGGCCCCAGCCGCCCGTCGTAAACGATGAAGCGGCTGAAGCCGTTCGACCTGCCGTTTTCCAGCGTCGAGATATTCTGCGCGTGCTTGGTCTCGATCCGGGCGATCACCTTGGCGCGCGTGGCGGCATCCTTGAACGGCCCGCCCTCGATCATGTTGGCGATCCGGTTGGCCAGCGCGTTCACGCCTTCGCCTTCCGCGCGGCCCTCGGTCAGCGCCTTGAACAGCGCGGCGCGGGTCTGTTCGTCCAGGTCGATCAGCCCGGCGCGGGTGCCGCCTGCATCGATCACCTCCAGCATCCGCGCATCGGGCAGCATCGTGCCATAGCCTGACTGCTCGATCGCCTCGGCAACGTCGCGCGCGATCTGGACGTACTGGGCCTGGTACTTGGCGGAGAGCTGGCGATCCCACGCCTCGACGTTGAGCAGGTCGATGATCTCCTGCACCAGCTGATCGTTCGCGGCCTTGGTTTGCGGAGGGCGCGCGGCCTTGGGGCCGTCTTCGGGCAGCAGCGCATCCAGCACCACCTGCGCGACCCGCGCCGCCTCGTCTCCCCAGCCTTCGAACAGGGGTTTAAGGTCCTGCTCAAACGCCGCTGAGAGGCCGCTAAACGCCGCCTCATTCCGGGTTACGAACCGCTCGCCCCGCGCGATCTCGTCTTCGGACGCGGTGCCCGCGCCCTCGGGCAGCCACGTCTCCGAATGCTTGACCTGGGCGGGCGGCAGAGCCTTCTGGCCCGGATCGCTGCGCTCTGCGTTATCATCGAGCGCAGGCCCGCCGTTGTGGCCGAGGCCGGGCTTATCCGCTGGCACGGCGACATAATTGATCGGGCGGATGTAGAAATCGTGGCGGTCGTCCGCCTCGCGCCCGGTTTCGGTGCGGTATTCGCGCAGCGTGATCGCCCCGGCCTGAAGTTCCTTCAGCTTGCGGGCGCTTTGCTTGTCCTCGTCCTCTTGCAGGGCGAGCACGTCGTCCGTGTTCCAGTAAAGCTCGATCCTGCGCCCGCGCTGCGATTGCGCCCGCTGGAAGTCGGGCAGCAGGCTGCGCTGGAGTTCGTCGACCAGCTGGCGACCAAGCGGCAGCACGCCGTTGTGCCAGGCGAGCTTTCGCAGCTCCTCCATCGTCGCGCCGACCTTCGTCTGCTCCAGCCCCGCGCCGAAGCCGACCACGGCGGCCGGAATGCCGATGCACGCGCAGACGCGCTCCTCCGCCCGGTTCGATCCGTAGCTCAGGTTCATCTGCTCGGGATTGAAGCCGAAGCTCTGCACCTCGGTCTGCCCGCCCATCACCAGCGCCTTGCCGCGATTGTCGCCGCCGTAGGCCTGGCTAAACCACGCCTTGGTCGCTTCGACATCTTCCGGCGTCGGCATCGCGCCGCCCTTGGGGCTGATGATTGTGCCGGGCACGCCCATGTTGCGCAGCAGGCTGGCGATGAAGTTGCTGCTTTCGAGGTCGCTGAAGATCTCGCGCAGCACGCCCTGCATCGGGCTGAGGCCCTTCATCATGTTGCGCGGGTTGATACCGTTGCGGAAGTGGACCACGTCGTCCGGGTCCAGCAGCATCACGCCCGCGCCGGTGCCGGGCGTGTAGCGGTAGAACTGGATGAAGTCGCCGCCGTCGATCGGCGCGTGCGGCTCGATCATCCACCACGGCACCCACCACAGCTGCACCGGCTTGCCCGCCGCGTTCTTGACCTTGATCAGGTAGGAATTGCCATCGATCAGGAAGGACAGAACGATAGCGCCCCACAGCGCGATGTCGCCGTAGAACGGGTTGGGGCTGCGCATCAGCTCCAGCAGATCGTGATCGTGCAGATCCTCATGGCTGCCGTCCGCCTTGATCTCGCGCATCGCCAGCGTTGCCTCGGGGATCGAGCGCTGCATCCACATGACCGGTGCGGTGACGACGCTGGCGTCCAGCCCGTCGCCCACCTCGCTCGCATAATCGAACCGCGTGCGGCGCAGCAGCGAGGCGAACAGCGTGGCCTGCCCCGGATGGCGCATCTCGCGCACCGAATCGAGCACCCGCCCGAAGCCCGCGGCGATTCCCTTGGTCAGCGACTTCATGCCAGCAGCTCCCGCAGAGCTTGGACCTGCGCAGGCGCCAGCCGGATGCGAGCGTCGGGTCGAGCCGGATCGGCCAGCGTCACCCGCCCGGTCTCGTCGATCTGCGCAAAGACGATCGTGTCGTCATGCCTGCCGAGATTGTGCGTGCCTTGCTTCATGCCGGAATCCAGTTTTCATCGAGATCGAGGGTGTCGCGCTGCTGCGCGATCGGCGCGGCGACCGGACGCCACGGCGCAGCCGTCTCGCCGCTGCCCGCGTGGATCGCCAGCGCCAGCGCCCAGAAGTGGTCCGCGTGGCCGTCTGGCGTCCGTTCGGCGGTAAAGCGGATATTGCCCGCTGCGGTGGTGGTCTTCGTGACGCTGCGCAGATCCGCGCGGATCGCCGGGTCGTAGGGAATGCGCAGCCGCTTGTCCTCCATCGCCCCGCGCACCGGGTAGGCCAGCGCTTCCTTGACCTGCGCGGTGAAGCTGACGTTCTCGTAGCGGTACTTGCCGAACCGCGCCTGCGCATCGTCGCCCCAGCCGATGCCGAGCCCGGTGTAATCCTGCGCCACGCGGCCCCCGCTGGCGAGCACCCGCTCGACCCACGGCCACAGCACCTTCTCCTGCTCGCCCTTGGTCATGTTGCGCAGCGCTTCGACGTGGCGGGTGTAGAACACGTCGCCCAGCTTCTCGACCACCCACAGGACGGTGAGGTCGTTCTTTCGCCCGATGTCGATCCCGGCATACAGCGTGCCGCCTTCGATGACCGTCCAGGCGATGCCCTCGGCATATTCCGCCGCGCCGATCTTGTCGTATTCGAGGAACGCGGCATCATCGTCTGCCGGCTTGCACATGAACTCCTGCTGGAAGCTCTCTTCGTCGGCTGCGCCCTTGCGGATGAAGTCGAAATAGGCGGCCTCGTCCATCGCGATCCGCTCGTCTTCCTCCGGCAGCGCCTGCTGGAGCTTGAACAGGAAGCCCTGATCGAGCGCATTCTGCAAGGTGACCGTGTGCAGGCTGATCCCCTTCGGATTGCCCTTTTCCTTGATCTCGCGGACCAGCTGATTGAAGTAATTGTGGCTGCCACGGTGGGTCGAGATGATCTCCATCGCACCGCCCCAGGTGATGCCGGGGAACGCGATCGCCCACAGCTTGCGCGGGTCCGGGTGCAGCGCGAACTCGTCGAGGATACGCCCGCC